CTGGCAAAATAATTATGCTTCAGGCGGTAACGCTGGTAACGCAGATTTTGTTGCTAGAGAAGCTGGAACAGACGGAAACAATTTACTTGTTTCTACTTGTCCTTCAGCGGCTGCTTTTGAAGAAGAAGGCAAAACAACATTAAACGATTCATCAACTTCAGTTGGTGACACAACAGTTACTTTCACATCAGGAACAGGTATCAATGTAGGCGATATTATCGCATTTTCAACTACAGCTGCTACAAATGACTATGATGATGGAGAACAATACAGAGTAACAGGCGTATCTACAAACGACATTACTTTTGTACAACATCCAAGAGGTTCTGGCGGACTAAAAAGAACTTTAACAGATGGTTGTAACATTAGAAGAAGATGGAGATACTATGACGCTGTAGATGGCGCTCCAGGAACATCAGCTTGGACTTCAGATAGAAGTGGAAGCGGAGATGAAATCCATGTAGTAGTTGTTGACGAAGACGGTGGAATTTCAGGCGTACCTGGAACAATTTTAGAAACTTACTCAAAAGTATCTAAAGCTTCAGACGCAAAAGACCCACAAGGTAATGATAACTATTATCCAAATGTTATCTACACTAAATCTCAATACATCTATTGGACAAAACATAACTCTAGTGGTTCAAACTGGGGTAATGCAGCTTCAGGCACAACATTTACAAGTGTAACTGCTCCAACTAGCGACTCAATGAGTGGCGGTTCAAACGGTTCAACTGTAACAACAGGTCAACTAAAAGACGCATACGATAAGTTTGCTGATAGTGAAACAGTTGATGTTGGTCTAATCATTGCTGGTCCATGTGACGCTACACATATTGAAAACTTAATCACAATTGCAGAAGCTAGAAAAGACTGTGTTGTCTTTGCTTCTCCTGAAAGAAGTGATGTAGTTAATGTAACTAACTCAAATACGCAAAAGTCAAATGTTTTAGATTTTTATTCAAGCATTTCGTCTTCTTCATATGCGTTCTTTGATTCAGGTTACAAATATATGTACGACAGATACAATGATGTTTACAGATATGTACCACTTAACGGTGACATGGCAGGCTTAGCGGCTAGAACAGACCTTATTGCAGACAGTTGGTTCTCACCAGCAGGTTTCAATAGAGGTGTTGTAAGAGGTGCTGTTAAACTTGCATTTAATCCTACAAAAACACAAAGAGATGAGTTATATCCTAAGAGAGTAAATCCAGTATCTACTTTCCCAGGACAAGGAACAGTATTGTTTGGTGACAAAACTGCTCTTGCAAGTCCAAGTGCTTTTGATAGAATCAATGTAAGAAGACTGTTTATTACTTTAGAAAAGGCAATCTCAACAAGTGCGAAGTTTCAATTGTTTGAATTCAATGATGAATTTACAAGAGCTAACTTCAGAAACATTGTAGAACCTTTCCTAAGAGAAGTACAAGGTCGTAGAGGTATCACAGACTTTTTAGTAGTATGTGATGAAACTAACAATACAGGTGATGTAATTGATAGAAATGAATTCAAAGCAGAGATTTTTATTAAACCTGCTAGAAGCATTAACTTCATTACATTATCATTCGTAGCAACAAGAACCGGCGTTTCGTTTGACGAAGTAGCAGGTTAGTAGAGGAGAAATAAAAAATGGCAAACATTAATGACTTCAAAGCTAAACTTGCTGGCGGTGGCGCTAGAAGTAATCAGTTTAAGGTGACAATGCCTTTTCCTGGTTACGCTCAAGTTGGTGGCGAAATAGAAGACTTAGCATTTTTATGTAGAAGCACAACTATTCCAGCAATGAATGTTGGTGTGGTAGAAGTACCATTTAGAGGCAGAAAAATCTACATTGGTGGTGATAGAACATTTGATGAATGGTCTATCCAGGTTCTTAACGATACAAACTTTAAGTTAAGAAACGCCTTTGAAAGATGGCAAAATGGTATCAACAATATGTCAGATAACGAAGGATTAACAAATCCTGTTGATTATCAAGTTGACGCATTTGTTGACCACCTTGACAGAAATGGAAATACAATCAAAACTTATACTTTAAGAGGATTGTTTCCAACTGGTATTGGTGCGATTGATTTGAACTATGACGAGCAAGCGGCTGTCGAAGAATTTGGCGTCACTTTCCGTTATCAATACTTTGAAAGTAACACAACCACTTAATTTTTAAGCGGATAAGTATTACTAACAAAAGAGGAAAAATATAATGGCTGAACTATTTGGATTTTCTATAACACGACTCAAACAACAGTCGGATCCAAAACAAAGCTTTACAACAGCTCCAGCGGATGATGGTACACAAACTATCGCCGCTGGTGGCTATTTTGGTCAGCAC